TCCCATGTGATGGCTCGGCCTCTCAATGCACGGCGAGCTTGCCAGTAAGGCAGTGCCCATGCCACATTGGATTCGACCACAATCAGTCGTTTGTTGAAATAGACTTTCATTGTTCAACTCCGTACTTGGCCAGCTCTTCAAAGGTCTTGATATCACCGTCTTCGATCAATGCTACGAGACAATCAAACTCGTCTCGTTCGCTATTGAGAAAGACCTCGTCTTGCTTCTTATACAAGAGTTCTAATAGTTGTTCTTTCATGCTGCCTCCAACATGTTAGCAGGCACACGCCACAGGCCTTGCGGGGTGCTCACTGTGACATACTTGATAGCAATCTTGCTCACGGTGCCCGACATGGTCATGCCACGTTTGGTGCTGTGAAACTTCACAGTGTCACCTTTGGCAAATTGACGGATATTGTGTTTACGCAGGCTGGCCTTGGCAAATTGCACTGCACTGATGATGCTGTCAAGTTCAGTGTTTGAAAACTCACCAAACATGATAGCAGAGTTAACTTGCTGGATCTTGGACATCTGGGTCATTTGGGGCTCCTTTGTTGCTTACTATGCCTAAATTATAGCAAAAACGGCTTTTCTGGTCAACCAAAATAATAACCCTACAATTACTAGGAGTTCTACTACCGTAAAATTAGTACGATAGTAGTACTCTAGTATTTGGCGTTGGAATTTGGTCCACATGCCCCGATTATAGCAAATAGGGCATTATTGGTCAACCAGGAAAAATGTATACTTTAGTATACAGGAGTCACAGCAGGCACAGGGGTCACTGCTAGTCGTGGGCTGGGTGTGGTGTTGACGTCTAATCTTGCCTCGCTCAGGCATTGATTGTTTTTGCCTTCGCGCATGGCTCCTACCATGGCCTGGCCTGCTAGTATTGTGGTATCAGCCACGCTGGTCAAAAATGCTGCCGGGCCGCAGGCATCAGTTTGAGTGCCATATTGTGAGAGATTTTGAATAAAGGACATGGTGCTGACCTTGTCACCTGCAGGAAGTGTAAAATAGTCTATGGTGCCTTGGGTAGTGTACTTGGCTGAAAGATTCATTAAATTGGCCATGTATGTCCATGCGGTGTTTAGTGTGGTCACATAAGGACTTGCACTTAATGCACTTATAGCATTGTTAGCATCTGTGATGTGATTTACAACTTGATTATTGTTTGAAGCCGATGCAATTCCAGTATAGGCTGTGTTTAATGTGGCCAACGAGCCTGCTGTTTGTAAGGCATTGATTGCTGTGGTGGCTGTGTTAAGTTGAGCGGCAAAGTCGTCATGGTCAATCGCCAGCCCAATTACATCACATGTTGTAATAGTACCATCCGGTCCTGTGCCTGTGGCTACATTAGTAGAAAAATATGAAGCCACAGAAGGGTCAATTGGTGTTGTTTGTGCTTGAATCAATGGTAGATTTGCCATAGTGCTCAATCCACAACCTAGTGTGGTTGGCAACCAATAGTCATCATTATTAATGCTTACTCCCACTGGGACATCTTGTTGGGCACGATAAAAAACTGTATTTGGACTCAATTGTGCTAGGCCATTCACTGCTGGGGCATTGGCTACTACAGCATTGGCCAAATAAGATGTATTAAGATCCCAAGGAGTTCTTGATGTGGTATTGACCGTAGCAGCTAGTACAGGTAATGCTGTGTTAGTGATATTGGTAATCTGTTCAAACGCTACCTGAACGGCCTTGTTAGCCACTGCCTGTGCTGGCGGTAGCACCTTGCCCAGGTCCTCGCAGCCATTAGGCGATGCTAGGTAAGCTGATACATTGTCTGCTAGATTTATGTTGACACTGCCATCGGTGCCATACACAGGTACAGGACCTTCTGGAGTTGGTGTTTGAAGAGTGGTATAACTGTTGGGAAATATCTTGGTTTGATCCAACAAGTCAGCCATGCTGTTGATATTTGGTGTGGTAACTTCTAATATGTTTAATACCTGTTGCAGATCAGTACCAGTGACATTGGTCATACCTTGATAGGCCAGGCGTTGCAAACGAAGGTATTCGTTTTCGGTAACTGTATCTGAACCTGTCAACAACGTTTGTATTTCTTTAGTGGTCAATCCTGCAGCCAACAATGGTGTTTGCACAGGTCCAAATACTCCTCCAGCCATGTTGCCCTCAGCAGCCAATTGACGTAATAGGCCAGCAGGTGTGCCATACATTCGAAGATCATTCAAGTTAGTTAGTTGGCCTTGATTGGCTAAGTCTATAGAAAAATTGCCAAAGTCTGGGTTGACATCACTTACGCTGTTTGTTGTCAGCGCATCCATATTGGTAAACGTAGGTCCAAGATAAGTTTGTGCGTTTACCGCAGAGTTAATAAACTGATTGGTAGTATTGATATAACCTTGTACAGCCATAAAGCCTTGTGCAAATCTACCAACATCACCATCGCCAAGATATGCTGACGCTGTTTGTCTAATTAATTCACTAAAACCCGACGAATCCAATGTTGATCCATCTGTTGCATCGAATGGTGTGGTAAGGTACTCTGCACTAAGATAAGGATACGATCCGACAGGACTGGTAGGTATACTGTTGCCCAGTGCAGGACATTTTGTGCTACCAATACTTAATAAACTTTGCAATGTACTTTGGGTAGCAAAAGACTGTGCTTTATAAGAACTAACTGCGGCAAGGAAATTGGTTATGACTGTGGTAGAATTGAATGCCACAATTGCCGACAACAATGCAGGAGGAAATGGTTTTATTCCAGTATTAGCTAGCAGGCCCGCAGCCGCAGTCAATTGCAATGGAGTTAGTATGCCTTGTGCCATTATGCTGCCACTCTAACGTTGTCCGAGCCGCCGGCTCGTGCATGGCCGCAAGTGTCACTGGCTCCAGTATACACTACCGGGATTCCGCCTGCTCTGACTGAGCCTGATCCGCCAGCAGTTGTAGCACTACAATGAATAGGTGGACATCCTTTGCGTCCACAGCAAGGATGAGCACTGACAGAATTGCCATTCACAATTACTGCACGACCGTTGACTCGTACTGAACCAACGCCGCCACTGGCTACACCACCTGCTCCGTCTGCATCACCTACTCGTTGTACTGCTGGCATTTTATCCCACTAAGATTTTCTTTTCTGGCACCTTGATGCCTGTGGTTGCTTCGATGTATTTCATACGCACATTTTCGTCTGTCAATGCAGAGATAGCAACACAATTCATATTTAGCCGGGGATTTTTGTCAGGATCTGCGGTAAACATACTGGGCACAAGTCCCATGCCCTGTGGTCCGGGTGCCACACTCACAGGGTCCTGTAGCATGGCATAGCCTTCGCCGGCTTCTACAACTTTGGCGATCATTTCCTCGCCAGAGTTCATTTTGAATGTGTAAACTTTTCCTATTTCCATTATTTGCTTTCTGTTAGTTTTGTTCTGAGTTCAGTGAACCCGCCTACCAGTTGATCGTCCAAAAAGATCTGTGGTACTGTGCGAGCATTTGGTACTGCTTCTAGTAGTTGTTCTTTGGTCCAACCATGCATGATGTTGCGTTCTTCAAATTCAATATTGCGTGATTTCAATAACGCTTTGGCTTGGTCGCAGTAGGGGCATTGGTCTTTTGACCATACAATTGCTTTCATTTTTGTTTTCCTTTTAATCTATAAAGTGTGTGTTCGTGGCGATGATTCCAGATTCTAATAACTACCGGATCTCCGGGACCTGTGATAAAATCAGTGCCACGAACATGCCACCCCCATATCCATCTACCACTGAGATCACAACGACGAGGAATCAATGCAAATGTTTCCTTCCATTCAGCCCGTTCATAATACCATTCACTTATCATAGATTGGGCAGTTCGTCGTAGTCGATAGCATCACTCATCACACCAATCACATAGTTAGTTGATTCGTTTTCCTGCAGGGCAGTTTGTTTTTTGCTGGTGTCCACATGTTTGTTGAACCATGGAATGGGTGTGCTACGTGGTGCCGGCTCTTGATACTTGATGCCAATCTCTTTGAGTGCGTTAGCTGCTGTGTAGTCCACAAAGTCTTTAAGGATCTGTGCATTGAGACCAATCACTGGTCCTTTGTTGAACAAGTAGTCTGCCCATGCTTTTTCTTCACGAATCACATCCAAGTACAGTTGGTATACTTCAGATTCACATTCTGCTTTGGCTTGCGCAAAGCGCGGATCTTCTTTAACAACTTGATTAATGATCCAAGCAGTCCATTCCTTGTGCAAAATCTCATCTTGCAGGATCAACTGAATGATGTTGCCGTTGCCGATAAAGATTTTGTTTTCTACCATGGCCAAGCTGGTGGCAAATGAGACCATGAAGCGGAATGCTTCCAATGCATAAGAAGCATTGAGTGCCAGCCAAATGGATTTGATATGTGCATGATCCTTTACAGGAACTTCCAATTCTTTTTCACAGTTGACCATGTGCAAGTGATCGTAGTACCGGCCCACGCTGCTTGCCATGTCCACAATCTCTTTGGTGTCATGAATGGTACTAAACACATCCTTGGGCACGTTGTAGATGTTGCGAATGATGTGGCTGTAACTGCGGCTATGAATGTTGGTTTCAAAGAAACTCCAGTTGTACATGAGTGCTTCCAGTTCAGGAATGCTCACCACAGGAGTAAACACTTGTGCTGGTCCGCGACCTTGTAAACTGTCCAATGCTGTTTGACGCAAAAGATTTGAGGTAAAGATATGCTTGACTGTGTCTGACGCTTCTTTAAAATCATTGGCATCTTTGCTTAATGAAATTTCTTCCGGAACCCAAAAGAACCCACGAGCTTCTTGTTCGTACTTGGCCAGTTTGTTGTATTTGACTTCTTCGAATCGTTGAATGGTCACAGGGCCAGCGGGATCCAAAAACATCTTGCGTTGCAAGTAATCTGTTTTAGTTGCGAGATTGTATTGTGCTTGACTCATATTATATCCTTATAGAGTATTGGTCTTGTTCCCAAGCCTGTTGGTACAAACTTTTTAATGTTTGTTGTAGATTTGTTTCAGTAAACTGTTTATTGTCTACGGAGGAAATAGAAATAATTCCACCTGCGGTAGACGTTGCAAACATATCATCTGCTGTGGAAAGCATATCTTCTGTTATGTCGCAATATTTAAAATCAATCTTGTGTTCTTCACACAGTTTTTTAATTATGTTCATAGTTATGCCCGGCAGTCTATTTTTTGCCGGTGATAACACACATCCATCTTTGATGATTGCTATGCTAAACTGTGGACCTTCTGTTAAACAATCATCGTAGTCTAATAATACCACACTGTCAATATCTTGTGTAGCAATTTCAATCTGTGCCATGGTAAAATCTTGTCTTGCAAAATTTTTATAACGTTGGTCAATTGACGTATCAGGTATCCGACGAACTGTTCTAGCAATGGCTATTTTCATTGGGTTGCCATTGTTAATTGCTTGATAAGGACCAACGGTTAGCATAACCTGAGGTGTTGCGTCTAAAATGTCCTTGATGCTAACAGAACTTGGAACGCCCCGGGTTACTGTTATCCAGATGTATATGTCACCAGTACAAAGTTGCTTGAGTTTTTTAATTACATTCATAAGATCATTGGCAGCATAATGCATGTTGATATGATAGTGTTTGCAACCTGCAAGCAATCGATCAATGTGCTGATCAATTGCTAATGCACGACCATTTTTGATAGTAATAACATCATACACGCCGTAAGATCGCATTAGTCCAAAATCACTAATATCAATTTTCAAGGCATCTCGTTGGCAAAATTTGCCATTGTGCCAGGCAGGAAAATTACTAGTTTTCATTACCAGTGTCTGATTGTATTCGCTATGATAAACCCACAGGTTATCACATGTATTATAACCCAAAACGTTTTAAAGAACAAGGCCCATCGAGCTTCACGCAAGGTTAAAATGGGCACATCAGGCCGATCATCGTCTGTGTGCCCCATTAGGTGTCCTGTGGCTCGTGCCCAAACTTTTTCAAAACTGTTCAATGGAATTGATCCTGTTCAGTTGAGTGTGCCATGGCCGCAGTTGATGTAGCACCCACTGCTGTGGAGATGGCATCAAAGTAAGGAACTCCAGCTTCGGATTGATGTTTCACTGTGGTGAATCCTCGATTGGCAGCCGCAAACTCTAACTGTTGTAAATCAGCGTAAGCTGCCATTCCGCGTTCTTTATATTGTTCTGCCAAACTGAAGGTAGCAAGGTTCACTGAATGGAATCCTGCCAGTGTAATGAACTGGAACTTGTAACCCAATTCACCAAGCTCACGCTGGAATGTTTCGCATTCATCTTCACTCAAAAACTTGCGCCAGTTAAAGCTAGGTGAGCAGTTGTAGGCCAGCATTTGATCTGGGAATTGATCATGAATGGCATTGGCAAATAATCTGGCTTGTTGAATGTCTGGTGTTGAAGTTTCAAACCACAACAAGTCAGCGTAAGGAGCATAGGCCAAGCCACGAGCAATGCAAGCATCAATGCCATTGCGGAAATGATAGAAGCCTTCTTCTGTGCGAGGACGATCTATAATAAAGTCTTTGTCCATTGGATCATGATCTGAGGTAATCAATGCGGCAGCTTCTGCATCTGTGCGGGCCATGATCACTGTGTCAACACCAGCCACATCAGCAGCCAAGCGAGCGGCGTTGAGTGTGCGAATCATTTGGCTTGTAGGCACAAGAACCTTGCCACCCAAGTGGCCACATTTCTTTTCTGACGCCAATTGGTCTTCAAAGTGAACACCAGCGGCGCCTGCTTCAATCATATGGTACATCAACTCGTATGCGTTCAACGCACCGCCAAAGCCAGCTTCTGCATCAGCCACAATAGGAAGATAGTAATCAATATCGCCTTCACCGGTCAATACTTGCATTTGGTCAGCACGACGGAAAGCATTGTTGATACCTTTTACTACCTTGGGCACTGAGTCTACAGGATACAGTGATTGATCAGGATATGTGGTGTTGGCTGTGTTGTTGGCAGCGGCCACTTGCCAGCCACTCAAGTAAATGGCTTTGAGTCCGGCCTTGGCATGTTGTACAGCCATTTGGCCGTTATAGGCACCCAGTGTATTGATATATGGTTCGTTGGCTAGAAGTTCACGCAACTTGTGTGCGCCACGACGGGCCAGTGTGTGTTCAATTTGCAATGAGCCTTGTAGTTTTTTGACCGCTTCTGGTCCGTAGTTTCTTTTCTTCATAGTATACCTTTATAATTTACACGATTCGCAATCTTCTTCAAGATCAAAATCTATTTCCTGCATGGGCGCAGGTGCGTCTTCTTTGACCATCTTGCTGCCGGCTTTGTTGATAAGACTGTAGTAGAATGTTTTCAATCCCCAGTAGTGTGCTTGCATTAAGTTTCTGGCAATCAGTGTGGTAGGCACCTTGCGATCAGGCCAGTGTGCTGGATTGTAGAAAGTGTTGGTGGAGATTGATTGGTCAATGTATGCAGCCAGCACACACGCAGTTTTCAAATAGCCCACACAGTCTTTTTGTGCCCACATCAGTTGATATTTGTTTTTCAACTTGTGATACTCAGGTACCACTTGTGTGAGTGATCCTGCTTTGGATTCTTTCACTGTGATCAGGCTCATGGGCATTTCAATGCCATTGGTTGAGTTGATCACAACTGAACTTGACTCTACAGGTGCTACGGCCATCAATGTGGCGTTGCGCACGCCATGTTCTTTCATCTGTGCTCGCAGTGGTTCCCAGTCTAACTCAGGTGAAAAGTCAGTGAGTTCGTTGACCCCGGTGGCTCGTCGCTCCCAAGGAAATACACCTTTACCGTACCAGGTGCGGTCAGAATCTTTGCAACGGCCTCTTTCCTTTGCAAGCTCAACTGTTGCTTCGGTAAGGTAGTAGGCTTGGTGTTCCATCCATGACTTAACCTCGGCCAAAGCGTCCTTGTCACCATATTGCAGTCCTCTTTTGGCATGCCAGTAAGCAAGGTTAGTAA